CTCATTTAAAAAATCCGATAATTCCAATTCATAACCACTTCTATTTCCATTACCTAATGGATTACAAGTGAGACAAACATCATAATTTCTTTTACTTCTTTCATATAGTAATTGTTTTGTTACCTCACTAGTATTACCGCATTTATTACAATTAACAGTTACAAATTCTTTTTTAACATCAACAATATCTAAGTCTTTATATCTTTCTTTATACTTTTTTTTGATTTTACTTTTATAATGTGAACTTTTTGAATAGTTCTCATTACCGTATAATTTTATATTAGTACTCTTAGTCTTTTGAGTGTTATTGTAATTTTCGTCTCCGTATTTTTTTCTTTTGGTTTCTTTGGATTTTTTTACATTATTGTAGTTTTCATTTCCATATCTACTCTTTTTAGTTTGTTTTTGTTTTTTAATAAAATCTTTATGTTGCGGATAAAAATCCACTCCGTATTTTTCTTGGAACTTTTCTTTTTGTCTTTTTAGTAATTCTTCTTTATTTGAATTTGCACATTTTAAAGAGCAGAAATCACCATAAGGTTTATCGAACCTATTTCTAAATTTAACTTCGTTTCCACATGTTAAACACTTAGGTCTTTCAGTTAAACCATTATAGTAAAACCATATTTTTTCTTTAAAAGACAATTCAGCACTTATTGTACTGGCATATTCTATAATGTCATCATAAAGACTTTTATGGTTTTTTTTTAACCATGATTCTTTTGTCTTATATCCCGATTTGTTGTCAGTAGTAAAAAAAGAAAAATCCATACACTTATACTTTATCGTATAAATATATAGATTATTTTTTTGGTTGTAAAGGTTATGTTAAAATATTAATATACCAAAATACATCTATCAGGACGAAGAGTTGCAGTAATTGTTGCCAACGCATCATCTGAATAACCTAATGAATCAAAATTCACATCGGTTAAGAAGGTTCCTTGAAGAATCCATTTTTCAACCGCAACACCGGTTGGGTCTAACATTTCAAGGTCAATATCTTTCTTATATCCCGCAGCATAACCCATACGACCTGTTACGGACTCTGAGTGTAGACGTACCCACTCCATCAGTGCTTGAGCAGCTGAAGGACCAATTGGGTCACGGAAAGTTACGTTTATGGTATTCCAAGTAAAACGACCAGCAACATATGTTGAGGTGTTTAGAAAAGCAATTTCTGTTGGGTTAATTGATATTTGAGGTCTTGATGTCGATTCAACATACCAAGAGTTTATACCCAAAGACGATGGAAATGTTAGGATAAACCTATTTTTTCTCTTTGGTTCATAAGGAACGGGCATTTTCATTAATAAATCAGCCATAGTATTTCGGTTTTAAGTTTTTTATTTGTTTATTTTATTATAAATATCATGTTTTAATTTTTTTCTATTTACTTTTTTTAAAAACTAGATATTCTACACTAGAAGCAAATCAAAATAATTATAATTAAACTTCTTTTTTATCTCCTCCTTTAGTTAAATAAGTCTTAACTGGTTTATCTTCATACTCTTTATCTAAAAATGCTTTGATTTTTTCGACATTTCCTGGGTCATCATCAGAAAACCCAATCATTGGTACAAAGTTATTTTTTACATCATTTTTAAGAAATGCTTGTTTTCCGAGTCTTTCACTCATTTCTTTTACATAAGAGATAAACTCCCTTAAAGCTTTGATTTTTCCTTCTTCAGGGTTAGCAGCAGAACCTTCCCCATATGTTACAGGGTAATATTTACAAAGGTCCAAGTACTCATTAATCATAATTTGACCATCCTTTGTTTCGTCACCCGTCATATTTCTATATTTTTTAAGGTTTTCAATAAGGGTCTCCTTACTAATACCATTATGGTCGGTAACAATAAAATTATATATCGCCTCACGAAGAACTGAAGGAGTATGTCCTCGTGCAGTAATAATCGCAAATATTGAACCACCATTTATACATTCCACAAAATCATCCCAAGAAGGACCTAAAGATGCAACCATCGAATCAATTATAAAAGCTTTATCACCCTCCACTTTGAAATTTCGATAAGGATTATCAGCGTACCCAATAATTGTCTTATTTTTATACTCAAAAGGTTTTTTACCAATCAAAGCACGGTAATCTGCAAAGTCCTCTGTAGACATACCAACCTCTTCATCATCTTCACTTAAAAGAATAATTTGTGTCGGCATTGTCACAATATTGTCGTCCCAATCAAAAGCATAATACTTTAAATCAGGATTACCTTCAGGGTCAAAACCTTCACGAAGTTGTTTTTCTTCGTAAAACTCTTTTATGATTCTTCTAATTGACATATTATTTATTTTTCATTTTTTCAATTAATCTTTCCAGTTGTGCTTCAGAAATAACAATATTCTGAGGTTTTTCAGAAAAAGACTTTTTGCCTGTGGATTTTATTTCCATAGTTTCATTTAAAGTTTTCTTTTTAAATTCCATAATCTTATTTTTATTTAAACGTTTAATAAAAGGCTAACGGGGACCACTATTTTGGTAGTCCCCATATTATTATATGAGTTATTAAATATCCTCAAAAGATGCGCCTGTTGGAGTAATCAAGAATTCAATATCGATGAATTCAAGAGCTCTTGTTGGTTTTAGATAAATCTTACCAGTTAAGGTATTTGAATCTAAATCTTCAGGTGTGTTAGATACTGTTACTCTAAAGTCAATTAAACCACGGTCTCTTCTGATTCCGTCTAAAATTGGGTTTACAGAATCTAAGAACTCTTGTCTTACTTGCTCGTCATTCTGTTCGAATAATAATCTTACAGCAACAGCTGAGATTAATTTACGTGCTTGTAATAACAATCTTCTTACGTTAATTCTGTCAAGAGCAGATTCTCTAACTTGTGTAGTTTTATTACCCCATATTACAGTTCCCACATCAGAGAATGTTGCTATCGGGTTTAACCTTCCTTTATAAAGAATATCTCTATCATCTTGAGTTAATTTCTTACGTGCTTTAATTGAATTTACCAAACCACGAGTGTAACCTGCCGATGCGAACCAAGGGAATGCGATGTTATCAGTTAACGCCAAGTTTCTTACAACCTCTGCAGTTGCAGGGATGTAAATTTGTGTATTATTAACCGTGTCTCTTGTCAACACCCAAGGGTAATAAGTTGCAGTGTAGTTAGAATCGATTCCTGTTGTCTCTAAATTATCTACTGCATCTTCTGGATAAATAAAATTAGTATCAAAATTACCTAAGGTACTTGTAAACATTTGATAATCAGGTGTAGTACAAATATAGATTGAATCTGCTCTGTCTGTTTCAATCATATCGATAGATTCTTCAACCAATTTTGAATTATTTACATAATCAATACCAGGTGTTACGAATACATTAATGTTTACCGCTTCAGGATTTGCAAATGTTTGTTGTCCCCATAAATAAGCATAATAATCAGTATTACCCCAATTTTCTTGATTTGGACCTGTAATTTGTTTAAATGCACCCCATCCAGTTGCGTTTGGATAACTAATTGAAGCAGCCGCACCTGCTCTATAACCAGTTGCACCTAATTGGTATCTATCACCGTTTGTTCTATACTCACGGTAAATGTCCCATCCGTCAAAACCACCTGATGGTGCTATTGTAAATTTACGTGAATTTAATCTAAAGTATGGATTACTTGATGATTGAGGTTCACTTCTAAATTGTGCGTCACCCACTTCAAATGCGGTTTGACCTGAAGTTGTATAATTTGCAGAGATAGTAACAACAGTTGCTCCTGAATCCATATGGAAACCTTTTGTTAGATAATCCCATGGTTGTGAAGTCGTATCAGTTGTTAGGTTATTCGGATTTTGTTTCCCTTTGTATTGGAAGAAATCAGAATCGATACCTATTGTGTTAGAAACACCCAAATATACTTTTCTTACTTTATCACCTACCGCTCTTGTTACATTATCAGAACCTGATGCCGTACCAAACGGTGGGTTATATATAATCTCGCCTGGAGTGTAATATTTAGTTTTATACTCTAAGAATGGTGATTTAACATTTGAATATTGTCTTGTTTGATATCCACGGAAACCACAAGGAAGTGCATCAATCGGTGCATCCTCATTAATTTCTAACATAATAAATTTAGACTTTAATTCAAAATCACCATTAGATGTTCCAATTCTCTTAGCAACAAAACTATTAAGATTAGGGTTCATAGTACAGTTTGTGAATTTTTCTAATACTACTGGATTAGCATCAGTATCAAAATAATCACGAACAATAACATCAAACGTTTCATTAGCAAATGAAATATTTGCTATTGAAATTTTAACTTCTCTATTTGCTGAATTACCATCAGAAATAGTGATAAATTTAAATAAGTCGTAAACTGCATTACCTCTTAATTCGGAAACAACATATGGTGTTTCAGGTGTTTGATAACGGTCTAAATACCAACCAATACCTGTATTGTTTGTATCTGTTCTTGCACCTTCTAACGCTAATAAATCACAATCCAAACCTCTAATCATACCTTTTCTATAACCAACATTTAACATTGTGTAATATTCTTCTTCTAAGAATAAAGGTACCTCAGTTCTTGGTTTTGAAAAGTTTGACTTACCAAATACTTTAGAAATATAATTTGAATTTGAAACATCAAATGACGTTTTAAACTCAAAACTATCACCGCCAGATGTTAAACCTGAAATTGCAAATGTTGAAAATGGATTTTTGGTTACCTCTGAATATGCACCTGAACAATCCATAACAACATCAGTCAATCCTGATACTTCATAAACTGGTCCGTCATCTGTTAAATATGTTGCAATACCTCTTGAACGTAATGTTGCAATTACTAAATTGTGGTATCGGTCAATTGGACTACCTGAATATGTTGTAACATAAAATTGTGCAGTACCACTATATTCATTACCTGTCGTATTTGTTAATGAATTAAC